CTATTAGAAATACAAACAAGGATTAACGAAATAGAAGCACAACACCGCACAGTATTTGTAGCAGGGTGGAGACCTTTTATAGGTTGGGTCTGTGGAGTAGCATTAGCATATAACTTTGTAATAAGAGATTTATTTATTTGGGCAATAAAACCTGAAACAATTCCACCCGCTTTACAAATGGAGCATTTAATGACTGTTTTATTGGGTATGTTAGGTCTCGGTGGTTTGAGAACATACGAAAAGTTAAAAGACAAGGTTAAATAAAAGCATTCGCTAATAAACTTCATCTATAAGGCTTTTTAAGGCTATTTTTAGCCGTTTTAAGCAACTTATTTAAATAATTGGTATATTCGTATAGGTAGCGAGACAAAAGCTCGTTATATAACGTTATATATTAGAGATTATATATAGTTATATATAGATATATAATCGCTTATATATATATACAATATAAAAAAATAATGGAAATAGAAGAAAGAATTAGAAAAATTACAGGCTATAAAACTTGGAGCGTAAAACGAAAGGTTGATAGTCTTTTAGAAATCGATGCTAATATGTATACCAATCTAGGTCTCGATAGTACGATAATCGAAAAGAGAAACACTAAAGCAATCTCTAGGAAAATATATAAAGCTATCGCACTAATTAGTCCACTAGACGGGTATATCTTAGAAGCTCATATGAATGAGAAAGATTTAACCGATGCGATTAAAAAGTAGAAAGAGTATAATTAAAAAACTTGACACAGTATTTTCCCAATATATACGTCTCAGAAAATCTAAGAACGGTATTGCGGAATGTTATACTTGCGGCAAAAAAGACCATTGGAAAAATTTACAATGCGGACACTTTATGTCTCGCAAACACTACGCGACTCGTTGGGACGAATTAAATTGCCAAGTGCAATGTTATAAATGTAACATACACGGATACGGGGAGCAATTCCGATTCGGGCAAAGGTTGAATAAAGAATACGGAAGCGACACCGCTGATATATTAGAAAGTAAATGCCGTAATATATCGAAGTTTAATAACGCTGATTTATTAGCTCTTATAGACTACTATAAAAACTTAGCGGAAACGTTGCACAAATAGATACAAATGGTTATATTTGATACGCAATAGTTCATATATTGTTTCTCAGTCGTAATTAAGAGGGTACTTTTTTTGAGTATCCTCTTTTTTATTAACATTATTTTTAATAACTTAGCTCTTATTAATCTAAATATATATATAAAATGAAAGGAACTATTGTTCTAGTCGAGAAGAAGCCAGGCTTCCAAGACTTAGTTAAAAACGAAGTAATTTTTAAACACGGTGAAAAGATTGCTTTCTTTACTAAAAAAACAGAGAAAAACCCCGACGGTGATTTTAATGTAGTTTTAGGCGTCGCTAAAGACGAATTAGTAGGTCATACTTTCGAATATGATCTAAACGACAAAGGAAACGGTAAGATAGCTATGTCTCCAAGAGATTATGCTAAGAGTGCGCCTAAATTTACGGGCGGTGGTAGACCGGCGAATACTAACGATAGTATTATGCTACAAGTATGTTATAAGGCTAATATGGAAGCGTATGCTCAAGATAACGCTGATATTATTTGGGAGCGTACAAAAGAGGATTTTAATCAAATGAGAACTATATTAGCTGAACTTTAAAAATATATTATGGCAAATTTTAAATACAAAACCGAACTTGTAAAACCGGTATTCGCTAAAAATCCAAAATTCGATTGGCAAGTTGCTAATGTCGATATTGTGGTCGATGATATGATTAAGTACTTGCAAAGTATTCGAGAAGATGCTATTAATCGTTCTAACGGTTGGGCAAATTTTCAGATAACAAAGTCGCCCGATAAAAAAGATGACAGCGGTAGACCTAAACTAGCTTTCGCTAGAGTGACTCGTGAAGAGGATACTCCGGTTAGTGCTAATACGCATATGCCCGATAGGGTTGAAACTAGCGATAACGGATTACCGTTTTAATTTAATGGGAGGGTAAAACCTCCCTTTTTTTTTATCTTTACAAAAACGACTGAAATGATAATAGAATTTAACGATGAACTAAATTACCTCAGAAAGATAAGAAGCGGTGAGATTAAAACCGGCTCGAGATTAGGTTTCCCCGCTATTGATGAGTATATAAGATTTAAACCCTCTAATTTTAATATTGTACTAGGACACGCGAACGTTGGTAAAACGTCTATGGCTTTGTATATTATGCTTTTGTATTCTATACTACACGGCAAAAAGTGGTTAGTATATTCGAGCGAGAACCCCGCGCATTCGTTGATCCGTAAACTTATAGAATATATAGAAGGCTTGCCGCTTGAAAAGGTAAGCGATAATGGAATGAATAGAACTTCTTTGTTTATTAATACGCATTTCAAATTTATAAACGCCGCTGAGATGTATACTTATAAGGAGCTTTTATCTCTTGGGAAAGTAATTAAAGACGCTTGGGAATACGATGGCTTTTTTATAGACCCTTACAACTCTCTAAAGAAGGATTTCGAATTATTAAAAAACGTAGGCGGTCACGAGTACGACTACCACGCTTGTACTGAGATTCGTATCTTTTGCAAAGACTATAACGTATCTACTTGGCTAAACACCCACGCTAATACTTCAGCTCTGAGAACTCTGCACCGATTCGAGGATGAGTTTGCCGGTTATCCTGTACCGCCTCTTGCTAGTGATATAGAAGGTGGAGGAAAATTCGTAAACCGTGCCGATGACTTTTGGGTAATACACCGTTATATTCAACATCCTAGCGAATATATAAATACACATCTTCACGTGCGAAAAGTAAAAGAGATTGAAACCGGAGGACGACCTACTATGTTAAACGCGCCTATAAAGTTTAAAGCGTTGCCAAATAACGTAGGCTATACCGTAGAAGAAGAAAACCTCTTAGAACTCGTTAAAACGCCAAAAAACTTACCTTTTTAGTACATTTTAAAATAAATGTTTAACTTAGTCGTAAAAAGGGGATGGGATTCGATGTTCAAATAGTACCAATTTACGGCTTATCACTAGGCTTTATTTATTATAATCCACGTATTGACCCCGCAATAGAAGAGGTCGATGATAACGATATGTATCATCAAATAACCTTTTGCTTTTTGTTAGTAGGTTTACATATAACGTGGTGGAGTCTGTACTAGAATTATTAGCTAAAGACCATAAACATTGGATTAGCCTCCTCCTAAATATGGGATGCAACCCTAGCGTTGCTGAGGACATAGTACAAGAGATGTACATCAAAGTGTATAAGTACGTCGAAGAGTATAAGAAGAATATAATGTATGAAAACGAGATTAATTACTTTTTTATATACGTCACTTTAAAAAATATGTATATGGATTATCATCGACAAAAGAGCAAAGTTGACACAATACCTTATTACGATTTGAGTATCGAAGACGAATCAAGCTCAGAGGATGAGAAATCTATTGACGATATTTACGATAAGCATTTATCGATACAAGAATGGTACAACGATGATTTATATTTGGAGCTTTTAGAAAAAGAAGAGATTACTGAAGCGGAATATACTAAAGAGGAGCTTGGTAAATATTATTCGAGAAGGATATTTAAAGAGGTCTTTTTAGATAAAATGAAGGTCGCTGAATTATCTAGATCAACGAATATAACCTATTGGAGCTTGAGGAATACAATTAAAATAATTAAAAAAGAAATAAGAAAATATTATGAGACTCGGGGACTTAGTTGAGAAAATAACAACCTACACCGGAATAAAATGGCTAGTGCATAAGGTAGTAGTCGATTGGTTAAAGTATGAAAGTTGCGGATGCGACAAACGTAAAAAGAAATTAAATAAAGTAGATTTAAAATTATGGGACTAATAAAACCACAAGACCGAATATGGTTCAGAAACTTTAAAAAGAACTATAAAAACGAATTAAGAAAGACCGATTTAGAACAAATAGCATCTTTACATTCTGTTTATTTTGGACACGGATTCTATAAGCCTTGCACTTGTAATCAAAACGGTAGGGATGAAATTAAACGTTGGGTAAGAGAGCTTGACGAATTATTACTCGGTGAAGATTAGCGAAGTACATAAATGGGAAAAAGCCGTTATTGCTCTATTAAACTTTGACGGTTGGGACTTAGAATGGTGCGGTGGCGGTTTCGACCATTACGATGCCGTAGGCGCAACGCCTAAAGGATTCGAGTGCGTAATAGAGATGAAGTTTAGACAAACTTATTACCAAACTAAAATGCTAGAGGTCTCGAAATATAAAGCGTTAATGGATATGCCATACGATATGGTAAAGCTATATTTCGTAAACGACCCTAAAGCAAATTATCTTTTTTACCTCAACGAAATAGAAATGCCCGAACCGGTTCAGATGTATTGTCCGGACACAACGTTATGGACTACAAAGCGAAAAAATAAAGAGGTCTACTTATTAGATGAAAGTCAAGCAATTATCAAAAACCTAAACGAAATAAACGAAACAAAATAAATATTTAATTAAAAAGTTTTGTTGATAACATTCTTTTTTGTAATTTCGGGTCTATGGACTATTCGAATTATAAAAATGTAGCCTTAGTAAAGTATGATTTATATACTGATAACTTTAATACGGTTTATTATACTATAAAAAAATCACACGATAAGAAGCCTACTGAGAAAACGAAAGAACTATTAAACGCGATGCATCAAATAGCTTTGTATGTAAATAGTTTAGAGATTGACTTAAACGCTAGTAATGAGGTAATATCTACGATGCGCCTCGACAAAAACCGAGCGATACTGAGAGCGCGTAAATGCGAGGATAAACACAAAGATTTAAATTTAAAATTATGACTAGAAACGATTGGACTATCGAATTTAAACGCTATGCTCAAAAACAAGGGTATGGCAAAAACGAAAAGATTGTAGAGGTTGAGCGTTACCACGTAACCGTACCTACTGCGGAAGGAACAAAAGAATGCGCCGTTGAGACTTTAGAAGAAGCGTGCGATATTGTAAAAATGTTTATCGAAGGATTTAAGCAAATAAAATTGCATAAAAAAGAATACGATGAATTTTGTAAAAATCATAAATGGACGCGCTATGGTACTTGATCGATACAAACAAAACTTGCGAATAGAAGGTAATAAAGTTATCTCTTATTATACTCACGTTGCTACTATCGAAGATGGTAAATTATTAGAGCGTGGATGGTGGTCGATGACTACTCAGAAACACATTAACTATGTGGCTAAGGAATTAAATCTCGAACTTGTAAAATATATACCATAATGGGATTCCCGATAAAAAACGAGATAATAGACTTATATAATAAGATGTCAAACGATGACAAAGTATTTATGCTACAATTAATGCGTAAAGATATATTTGTCTCTGTGGAGGTACATTACAAAGGGAAAAAGATGGGGTATTCTATGGAAGTTAATCCTGAGTACCCCGCTTGGATTAACGGTGTCGATGTACAATTAAATTTAGAAGAACCAATAAAAATAGAAGATGAAAGTGTTTAGCGATTGTTGTCTTGCTCCTTTGTTTCCGGTCGAAATTGCGGTATGCTCAAAATGCCACGAAATATGCGACCCCGTAACGATAGGAACAGACTCTAATGGAAACGATGTAACTATAAAAGTATGATATTATTAGTTGATGCGGATTCGATGATATTCGCTAGTTGCTACCGAACAAATAGGCAACCCGATGAAGAGCCGTTTTATGAAAACTTAGAAGATGCTAAAGCTAAGTTTGACCAAACGTTTATGAAGATTATAAACGATATTGAAGAGATTTATAACGTTGATCAAGTATTAACATTTAACGGCTCAACCGGTAATTTCAGAAAGCACTTGACGAAGAAGTACAAAGCGAATAGGCTTAATCAACCAAAGCCACCGTTATTAGGTCAAATGCACTATTACGTTTCTCAAGCATACGAAGGTATAAGTGGGAGCGGAGTAGAGACCGATGACCTAGTTGCGACATATTGGTATAAGATAAGCAGAGATGCCGGACGCGATTCGGTTATGATAGTATCGATTGACAAAGATTATATGCAATTCCCCGCATTAATATATAATTACGGTTTCAAACATCGATGCGTTTACGATGTAAGCGACGATGA